ACCTTTACCGCCAGCAAAACCCTGACCTGAAGTACCTGCGCCGCCAACAGAACTTGTCGAGTTTCCACCACCGCCCGAACCGCCAGCGTTTCCGTCTATGTTTGCAAAAATTGTGTCTCCTCCACCACCGCCCCCGCCCCCGCCTACGGCAGCTGTAAGTGATCCAAATACTGAGTTATTACCGTTGCCACCTTTGGAAGCTGATGCGCCAGCTGTACCACCCGCACCTACTGTAACTGTGTAATTATTTACAGCTAAAGATTGACTAGCTGCGTAATAAAGTCCGCCCGCGCCACCGCCGCCTGAGTAAAAACCCGCGCCCGCTGACGATCCTCCACCACCGCCTCCTGCAATAACTAACACATCCATGGTAATTGGCTTGACGCTAACGCCTAGTGTGCCGTTACCAGTAAATACGCGATAGTAATAGGTTGCATCACTGGACAAAGTACCACCAGTGACAATGGCTTTGGGGATGTGATTGTTAAAAGCAGCAAGGCAGTTAGCAATCATTATGCAATGGCTCCTATGACATACCATGTGTCTGTTGCAGTCTTGATGCAAGCTGCTGACTTGTATTGTCCTAATGTGGGTGCAGCAGGTGTAGCACCAGAAGAAAGAATTGTTGTTGTGCCAGATGTGACTGCTGAGATCGTGTTAGTGCCTGCACCAATGTTTAAGATTGTAATTACTGTACCAACTGGGAACGCTACAGAAGCGTTAGTTGGAATCTTAAAAGCATTAGCGGAGGCATTGCTCATGGTGACTAGCACCTGATACTGGTCTGTGCTTAAAGCTGTGTAGGTAGTGCCTGTCTGTGCGTTGAGTGTAAAAGCAACAAGCCCATTAACACCTGCTGCTGAGAGTACATCTCCTGTGCTCCATGGAAATCCTGTTGCCATTTATTGCTCCTTAGTATGATAAAACGCTAGTGCCTAGAATACCGTATAATGCCGATCCAACGATGAATCCATCGATAATCGGTTCTGCTGTGCCGAACTTTACCTTCCAAGAATCTGGTCTGATCTGGTGGGTAATGTTAAAGACCTGAACTGTCTTAGTCAGGTAAGTATTATTGGGCTGGGAAGTCGTGATGGTTATAGGGCTGAAAAAGTCAAGCCCAAGACCAGCAATAGTGCCAGCAGTGTAGTTGTCCTGCTGTAGATCAAGGGTTAGCTCATCAACTCTGATTGACGTTTCTTTTCGACTTGCAATAAAAGCCTTGGCATAATCTAAAGCCTCTGCATCTGTCTGCATGAGCAGCCCTGATTGATTGTAAGAATGAGTGAAATACTTTTCAATAGAGGCGGCGTCTGAGACTGTCTGCACAGCACCACCATTTCTAGTAATTGTGGCCTTGTTATAGACCTGAGTATCGTCTAGCACCCACTTAACATCGAAGTAACTGATGTCTGACCCATTATCGTTAAAGGCTGTAGGTGCGCCACCTATGGAAGCAACTGTTACTGTTCGATCTTGAAACACTGCCTTGCCATCTGCGCCCATGTAAATTGCGCCATACTCAGTAGTAGCAACAGTTTGCAATGCTCCTAGAGCTGTGCGTTGAGTGGCTGGATCTGCTTGGACTGTTGTCAATCCTGTGTCAATGTCACGCATTGAAGTTGGCCAGCCGATTGTGTCAAGAATCTTAGTAGTGCGAGTGCCTGTGGTTTGTCCAGCTGTTCCACCTGTAACACCAAAGAATTGTGCGTTCTGAAATAGACGAAATCCATCAACTGCGCTTATTGTGGTATAGACCAAGTCACCTGTAAATTTAGGAGTTGTCGTATTGTAGTTAGTAATGTAACCAGCAAAGATCGGATAAGTTACATTTTCATAAGTGGCAGTAATAGCAATCTTGCGCATAGGGCTTAAGTATGTGTAATAAGGGCTTGATGGATTCTGTGGGTTAAAGTCACCATTCTGATCTAAGATGCGAATGGTCGATGCCCCAGTGTTGAACTGCTCACTTGAAATGTTGCGTCCTCGATTAGTGACGATGCTATCGATTACATTGGACACATCGACAATAGGGCCAATGGCATCACTTAAAACATCGACTCCCAAGATGCCCTGATCAATAATAAAAGGGTTGCCAAAACCTGCTCCAGTAGAGAAGTTAATAATTACATTTATGACTGGTCTGGTCATAATGCTCCAGCAGTAGTTAAGTAATCTCCACGCTTATTGATACGAATAATTGTGTCTTGGATCAGATTAGTCAATTCATCTGGGTTAGCAATAGTGCCAGCATTAACATTTACAGTGACTCCTGCAGGTAATTGATTACCGGTGCCAGTAGTTCCCAGTCCAACTGTAGAAGGCATAGAAGGATTGGTTGCCGAAACTGATGGGATAGAAGCACCTACAAAAGGCTTAAAGCCACCGAGTGCAGCTTGTTGCTGTTGGTTAAGAGCATTAAAAGCAGATGCAGCTGAGCCAGCAAAGTTATTAAAGTATGTTGTCAAAGATGCTAGTTGTTCCTTGACTGACATAAAGTTGAAGTTCTTGAAGATGTCATCTAGTGGCTTAATTCCTGCAAGGGTGCTGACTAACTTCTCTGTGTTTTTTTGAGCATCATCGAGCATCTTTGTGTATTTTTCGATCTGGCTAATGTTCTCATTTTCAATGGCTTTCATAAGAAGCAGGCGGATGCGATCTTCTTCTGAGAGCTTGCCTTTTAGAGCTGCTTCAATCTGGATCTTCTGAAGGTCAAAGATAGCCTTAGCCTTTGATAATTTAAGGTTATCTTGTTGAGACTTGAGTGTTTTCTTTTGCATTGCTAATAATTCAGCAGCACGCTTTTTTGCATCTGCTTCTGCTGCCTTACGAGCATTATCCTCTTTGACTGCCAAATCCGTTGAACTTGAAATTGTCATTGGTGTGCTAAATGGTTTAGGTTTAATGGCTGCTGCTTTACCCATTTTTTCTAGTAAAGCAAAATAAGAGATGTCGTACAACACGCCAAAATCAGAGTTAAAGCCAGGAATAGTTTTTACTTTGGCAATCAAGACACCAATGCCACGGATAACATCTGCTGTTTTTGTAGCCACATTTTCCATAGAGGTTGCTAAACCATTGATAGAATTGTCGTCACCTAAATTACTCAACGCATCGACTAAACCTTTTCCAATGATTTCTTGGGCATTGCCAGATGCTACTTTGAGCAACTCCATCTTGCCAGCATAGGTGGTTAATCTTGTAGCGTTTTGCCCTGCAAATTGCTCGTTTAATTTTTCTTGGATCTTAGTAAATCCAACAGTCTGCAACTCCGTTTTGGTAAGTCCTAAATTGTATTTAGATAATCCCTTTGTTTGTCCTAAATAGGCAAGACTTAAATCTTTAGAAACTTGTGCTGCATCGACTCCACTACCAGCAGAGACATCTAAAGCCAGCGTTAATAATTCTTGAGATTTAGCAACTGAGCCAGTAGTCTGCAAAAGGCTTTGGAAAGCTGGGCGCAGAACATCGTCTGCTACACCTGCTGTTTTTTCAAGATCACTAATGAATGTCTTAATCCTTGCATCCTCAAAGCCTAAGCCGAGGTTTTCAACAGCCTTAGTTAATCGAGATGCTGCTCTTTCATCCTCTGCAAAAGCCTTCATCGATGCTTTTCCAAAAGCAACAACAGCTGTAACGCTAAAGGCAAGGCCCAATGTTTTGGCTAGAGATTTAACACTTTTACTTAACTTATCCGTAGATGAGTCGGCTTGCTTGAAGGCTTTAGCACCTGTGAATTCGGATGCAATGTCGATGACTATGTTTGCCATAAGTTACACCTTCGCTTTTGCATTAAGTTGATCGGCTGCTGATTTAATAGCTGCAAGCACTGCAACTCTAGCCTTGCCATTGTTTTCATCATAAGCACGAAACAATGCGCGACCTTGCATTTTGGCATCACCTTTCATAGATGATCCATACTTGCCAGTTTGATTTTGTACAAAACGACTAGATGGAGTCTTACGCCCCATAGTTTCATAAATTGCTCCAGCTGCACTTTTATTAAATACACGAGCCAGAGATCGAAATCCTCTGCGATTAGCCTTAGAAGGTGTTGTCTTGTAACCAATTCCTGCTTTAGCAATCTTGGCATCATAAGTAGGAAAACGGGCATCAGAGTTTTCCCTTGCTAACCATCCGCTAAGGACTTGCCCGTTATCTGGAAGATAGCCTTTAGCAGTTTTTGTGATTGGCTTCAAAGCTGCACCAACATCTTTTGGCAACTGCTTAGCCAAATCAGGGCTAAAGTTTCGTAAGGCTTTACGGAGTTCAATGCCGCCCTTTACGCTTGCTGGCATTACTGACCTCCTGTGCTTCATCTTTGAGACCTTGAACTAGAGCATCTAGCATGGTCTTATCCAAATCTAATAAGTGCTGTGGCGCGATTCCCAACCTAATGCTTAGCCTAGCAATTAGATAAGTGAATGGAAGATCGCGCTTTAAGCTAAAGGGTCTGAGTCTAGAACCTCGACACTCTTAAGTGTCTCGATGAACTCAATCCCAAAAGGCTTAACAGATTCACCTGCTCTGCGTGTTACTTCCCATGCTAACCAATAGACATCGCCTTGCTTTTCTTCATCGCGAAATGCCTTATGGAAGCCCTTTTTAGCGTATTGCTCGAATGAGTACTCCACTGCTGGAGTGATCTCGCCTTCTAATACGCTTCCATCTGTACGAACTATCTTTAGTTTTGCCATGGTTTGCCCCTTTGTTAGTTGTTTAGAATGGTGCGGATGGTGATACTGAAACTGTTGAGTTAGCAGTGAATGTGATTGACTGTGTGCCAATGTCGCCTACAGCACCATTGATGTCTGTAGTGTTATTGATTAATAGTGAAACTGTGTAGGTTGGGTTAGCAGCAGATACTGCTGTTCCCTTTTCCTGAATGAAAATAGCAGTTACAGTATTTCCCCATTGTCCTTGCAATGTCTGCAATACATTGGTGGTTGCTGTGTCATTTAGGAAGTCGATTGTGACTGTTGATGCTTCCAAGCCCTTAACGAACTTGTGTGCTGTGTCGCCCATTGCTGTGACTTCTAGCTCATCAAATGTGCGGTTGATTGTTACTGCTGTGACATGGTCTGAAAGATCAACGGAGTTAATCTTCACACCGACTTTGTTGTTTAGAAATACAGCCATGAGATTATTCCTCGTCCTTCTTAGTAGTTACTGGCTTTGTTGTTGTTGTTGCTACCTGTCCGATCTTGATCAGAAAGGCTTCGTTCTCTTTTTCCCAATCGGACATGCTTAACTCCAACTCGTTAGGATTGATACGGACATCTCACAGCTGAGTAGGTCTCCCGAAGCAGCATTGAGAATACTTGGTGCGCTGATTGCGCTTACATTATAGACCAGAGATGATGCTGCTAACTTAGCAAACACGCCACATACAGAATCTTCAATGCCGTTTAGGTTGCCTTCATTGTCAAATAAAGGCACTGTAATAATAATCTTAAAGTTAGCCATCGGACTAATGGTAATGTGCTGGTTATTGCTAGGTGTTAGGTAAGGATCATCTGGAGACACGATCACGGAATTAGCAAGAACTGTTGAAGGTGGAAATGCAAAAGTTTGGTATTTTGTGTTATCTACTAGCGCGGTGGCTAAAGTAGTGCGGAGTGTAGTTATCGCTACTGGAGGCATTAGCCCACCATTGAGCGAGGGTCTAGCGCGTGTGCAATCAATCCTCGCACCTTAGCGAGAAGCTGTGCGCTCATTCGGTAAGGGCTTGGCTGGAAATCGACAGCGTTACTGCCTGAAAGGGTGGCTGTACGCGCTTGCCAGATTTCAACAGATACCATTAAAGCTGCGTTCTGGACTGCTGTATCCGTTGTCCAGTCTGTGTAAGTAGTGATGGATACAGATCCATAAGGAAAGATTGGATGATACGCCTGAGCAACAGTGTGGTTTGTTGCTACGCTAATTGAATAATCGCTTACTGCTGTGATTGTCTTAGTGCCATTATAAGAAGAACCTGAATTGGCAATCGTGACGCTTTGACCTACATAAAAAGTATCTAGAACAGAATCATTGAAGTATAAAGTGCCTGTGCCTACAACATTGCTATGAGCAACGGAAAACCATTTAGGCGCCCATAACATTGGAAGCAGTACTGCATCGGACGCATCACAAACTTCTTGCAAAACGGCATCTGTGTACAGTGTGCCAACACCTAAAGTGGTGCGTAATTCACTAACTGTCGTAAGAGCCATTTCGTTTCCTTTCTAAAGACTCTGGGGAGTAGAGGGCTACTACTCCCCAGAGCGACTTAGTGTGTTATTTATGAAACCTGTACTGCACGGAAAGCTGTTGGGTAGCGATTTACTACTGCAACATAACCATAGATACCGATTTCAAGTTGTCCGTTAGCGACAACATTTGCACGAATCTGAAGCGTTCCGCTTTCGTGGAATCGCATTGCCATTGTTGGGTAAACAAGTCCAACCTTAATGCCTGCTGTACCACCTGCGTAGTTAGGATCAACTACGAGATTAAGTCCAGCAACTGTGCCGTTAGTTGAACCTTGAGTAATAAGGCCGTTAGCATTTTGTGGAGCTGCTGCCGCGTATAGAGGGCGACCAGTTGTATCAACTGCTCCAAGAAGACCAGCAAAATCAACATCATCGTTACCACCAGATGTAGCAACCAATAGATTGTTAGGTGTCTGGCGCATTACTCCGAATGAGTCTGCAATCGACTTAGCAAGTGCTTTGTAGATTGTTGTAGAAGTTGAATCTGCTGATCCGTCTGCTGCAATCTTTGCTGCGTATGCATCTGTCTTCTGTGCGTAGCTTGCAGCCAACTCACGGAGATACAGGTCAAGGAAGCTTGGGTCTGAGCGATCAACGAGTTCCAAGTCGAGCTTTCCAGCTCCAGCGAATTTGACAACATTATCTTCTTGGAAGGTAACTGTAGTGTCTGTTGATGCGAACTCTGCTGCTTCTGCTGTCAATTCGACAGTGGCCTGTGTCCCTAGCTTTGGAGTGAAAATTTTCATTCCAGAAGCAGGAAGGGCTGCACGCTCGATGCTATCAATGAAAGGGCGTGATGAATCAATGATACCGATTACATCCTTTAGGTAATTAGGTGGAACCATACCTGTGTTCTCTGCAACTGTTGCAACCTGTAAAGCTGCAATTAGTTCGCGAGCATCTGCGTCACCGCGTGATGCGTTTAGTTGTGCCTTAGCGTATTCACCAGCTGTGATGTTTAGGTTAAGGCGTGGGTTTGTGTAATACATTGCTGTAACTGTAGGGCGAGCAGCTTCTACAGCCGCTGCTTCTACTGGTGCTGCTTCGACTGTAGTGTCTTCCACGACTGTCTCGCTTTCTGTTTGTGGGTTTTCTTCAACAGGGATGACTTCCTCTGCTGCGATCTCTAGTATTTCTGAACTTGCAAAAGCAGGAACAGTCACTAGAGAAACTTCTTTTAATCGAGCTGATGAAACAACTGTGTGTCCATCCTTTGATGGCTTTGATGCAAGAATCTCTGCACCAATGCTCAAACCTGTAACTAAACCTTCTTGTGCCATGATCAAAGCGTCATTGCCACCAGATGAGCGACTTAGCTTAAAGGTTGCATAGATACCATCTGCGCGAGTCTCAGCAGCAGTCATCCGACCGATAGGCTTCTTTAGATCGTGCTGTGATAGCAACTTGATCTTTGATGGATCTGCGATCTCAATCGATCCTGCTGCAAAAGTGTAAGCACCAAGATTAGTGTGACCGATTTCTCCAGTACCTAGAGGTACGATCTTTCCAGAGATTTCTCTGCGTTCTTCTGAGCACTCGATTGATGATGCTTCGATGTATAGAGTTTCCATTAGCTGCCATTCCCGTTAGGTGATAGGTCTTCCATTTGCATTGCTTGTTCTGTAGTAATTAAACCAAGTGCCAGCATCTTTTCTAGCACTAGCAATCTTTCCATTGGCTCTGTTCGTAGGAATGTGTCATCTAAACAAAATTTGACATAGTGTCCTGCTGTGGAAACATCATCCATACTGAGCCTAGACTCAATCGCTGAAACATAAGGCTGCAATGTAAAAGCAACCATTTGTTTGCGTTCATCTTGTACATTTGCATAAGTCATTGTTGTATTCATTGAAGCCGAAACATAATAAGGATCTACAGAACAAAGTCTGGCGCATTCTGTTGCTAATCCTTGAATGGCATCTTGGTAAGCCATGTCCTTAGGACTGAACCCAGTAGTTTGATAATCAAGAGTTGAAGTCAGATAAGCAGTGCCATTATTTTGACGAGCACGCTTCCAAGCAGCTAGTAATCCAGATACTTCAGCAGGTGGAAGATCAGCTCCAGTATTTTTTAAGAAGCCAGTCGCGGATGGTGTTTCCAGTGCAATACTTGCAGCCTTCTGTGCATCTAATGCGGCTTTAATTGTGCTGCCACCAGATGCAAGGATGCCTTCATCTTTCTGGAATGTGATAAGAGATCCAAGACCTGACATAGGCAAAGGAACTCCATCGAGATAATACTGTGTTACAAAATTATTGACTGAGTCTGTGTTAAATGTAACGCGATTGTTAGCAACCCAATTTGCGTTAGCCATTCTGTTATCTTCGAGGTAGGTCTCAGTAATCTGCCAATAACTGACGCCATACATGAGGAGACTATCTAAAGTAAAGTACAGTGTCTCAAAACGAGGCTGAGCTTTAGAAGGCTGCTCAATCCATCGAGGTGGTGCAATCATTTCGCCTGTGGACTTCTTGTAATACTCTAAAGGAATACTTGCAATAGTGCCACAGATTAGATCACGACATCTTTTAATTGATGGCACTTGCAGAGCTTGTGCGCGAGTGACCATGACTGGAAAATAATTGCCATAAGTCAAGTAAGACTCTGACATGACCTGCGGAGCGTTTTGCGCTTCGACAATTTGAGGCTTACGCGAGAAGATACCCATAGACAGAAATTGTAGCATTTGTCAAGCAATTAGACAATGTGCTAGGGCGTGTCTAACTATAAATCTGAGGCTTAGCAACTGGAATCATTAACTTGCTTACAACCATTGCCAAGCCAATAGGTGCTGAGATGTCTCCAGCAGACTTTCGCTTGATAATACGCCATGCAGAGTCATTGACCTTAGCTGCACAGTTATTCATTTGCTGGATCAGTTCTGCCTGCCCATTATGAACTACGCGAGCATTGACCAAGCCTTCTAATAGATCTCCACAGGCTTTATAAAACTGCTGGCCTGAAACATCCTCTGTCATGACTCCAGCGTTTGCTAAACGATCTGCGATTGTTTGTGTTGCGTACTTGTCGTAACAGACTAGGCGCGGATGATAAATGTCAACCCAACCCTTAATTGATGCCGCCATCTTTAGCTCATCGATAGCAACTTGCGAGGTGTAAGTCTCTAAAATCCCGATGCCAATCCTCCCATCTGGGAGTAGCTGTCCTGCGACCAATGATCCGTTCCTGCGTGAAGGACTGACATCGAAACCGAATACAGTATAAGCCCCAGGAACCATTTCAAGTGTGCTATCGGATGTGTCCTCTAGGACTCCATGAGGCCATGGACTGCTTAGTGAATCAATCCATTGACAAAGCGTTTCAGTGCGTGTGTTTTCGATAGGAGATGTAGCAATCGCTTCTTCAATCGCTTCCTGCGTAATTGTGTACCCCAATGAGGGGTTAGCCAAAGCCCATGCATCGCGATCAGTTATCTTGCAGTATTGAGGGGCTGAGTATTCATAGAATCCAAAAGACTTTGGCGGATAGTCGATAGCTCGTTCTCGTAAGTCGTTAAGGACAGTGCTGAAAGCGTCTCCTGCATTAGAGGTAAGAAGCGTCTGAGAGTTTGGATGAGCTCTAGTCGTAGGAGTAGCAGCTCTAAATCCATCTTCTGTGATTTCTCGGACTTCATCGATGTAGAGCAATCCATTGACACTTCTTCCGCGAGATCCGTCTCTAGTTGCTGCAACAACATCGAGCCTTGCTCCAGATAACATCTCAATAGACTCTGTGCCGTTTGCGTGTCTAATTTGTTTGACGAATCCTTTAAGGTGGTCATTTGTCTCCAATAAACTAGTTACTTGTCTAAATGTGTCAAGAGCCATGCTTCTGTTAGAGCTCATGATAAGCACATTGGTATTCCACTTAATTAAGTGAGCAAGGATCAGCATACGCGCTAAGTGAGTCTTGCCGTTCTGCCGTGCTACAAGAATCAAGTTTGTCTTGCGAATCCACATGCCTTTCTTGTCGATAGTGAGCATGTCTTTAAGAACGAACTCCTGCCAAGGCATCAGATCCATCTTGACGATTGCGCATAGATCTTTTACGTCTTGCAGCTTGTTTTCGCCTTTGAGAAGTGGACTGTGAAGCCTTGGCTTAGTTGCCCCTCGTAAGGCTTTGGACTTTCTGGGCTTAGTTGTCATTGACTCGGATCAGGTCGGGTCTTAAAAGGACTGTCCAGCATCGTCTCGGACTGCATCGGGGAGACATAGTCGAGAAAGACAGGGGGGGTAGCCGTCTGTGCTAAAAAAACGCCCTCATTGAGCGCACCTTTGCGCAGATTGCATGACTTACATAAGACTCTTAGATTATCAAGGCTGTGGTCTCCACCTACCTTGCGAGGAATGATGTGGTCGATGTGCATCTCACCCTCATCTGTACCACACAATTGACAAGCTCTACCATCACGCATGAACACACGCTCTCGCTGTGCTCTGTAGCGTCTGGAGTTAAGTTCGTCTAATGCCATCCCTTAGCCTTCCAATGATCATAAGCCTTGCAAGGCGTTGAGTATCTATGCTTAATGTAGCGTAAGCCCCACTCTACTTGCTGTATTGGTGTAGCTGTTAATAGCCATACTGATTTGCCTTGTGGTATGCCTACTGTTCCACTACTTGGATTGTAAGCTTTATAGTTCCATGCTGACTCTTTACCATAGAGAGTTGCTAGGCACTTGTATTGAGTTAAATTATTGAGTGAATAATAAGCATACT